GACGGCGGATCACGGCGGTGATCGTTGACCCCTCGGCGGCCAGCTTCATTGAGGTCCTGCGGCGGAAGGGGTGGCGGGTGCGCAAGGCGGAAAACGATGTTCTCAGCGGTATCCGGCTGACCTCCGATCTGCTGAAGGCCGGGAAAATCGTGATCTGCGAGGGGTGCGCGGACTGTCTGCGGGAGATGGACGAGTACGTCTGGGATTTATCCGGCGGAGGGAAGGACAAGGTGCGCAAGGAGCACGACCACGCCATGGACGACATGCGGTACTTCGCCGCCACGGTTCTGGGGGAGCGGCAGGAGGGAGTTTCCGCGTGGGCGGTGGAGAGAAGGCGCTGACGGGGGACGTCAGGGTAATATTTGCTTGAAGGGAGCGATTTTTTGAAACGAAAGCAGAAGGAAACCGGAGGCGTTGCGGCAGTATGCCAGCTTCGCACCGGGAACACCCACCCCTTTGGGGTGATGAAAGGGTTTACGCCTCTGGGCGCCGGGGAGGAGCGGATTTACCGGGAGATGCGGGAAGCCATTCCGGTGCTGGACGCCGCGGTCGCGAAAATGGTGCGGCTGTGCGGCGGGTTTGAGGTCCGGTGCCGGGACCGTGAGGCACAGCACCGGCTCAATGGTTTTTTGCAGATGATGCCCTGCGGCCGGGGGCAGATGGGCATTGAAAGCTTTTTGAGCGGGTATCTGGACAGCCTGCTGACCTATGGCCGGGCGGTGGGCGAACTGGTGGTCGTCGGGGGAAAACTGCGGGCGGTATGCTGGGGAGACGTGACGGCGCTGGAAGCGCAGGAGGGGGAAAATCCCCTGGAAACGGTGCTGTGGGGTACCGATGAGCATGGCCTGCTGCGGCCGCTCCCTTATCAGCAGCTCCTGTTGTTCACCACGATGAATCCCGAGCCGGCACACCCTTATGGAGTGAGCATGTTCCGGGGGATGCCGTTCCTCGCGGACATTCTTCTGAAAATTTACAACACCATCGGCGTTAACTGGGAACGCGCCGGGAACATCCGCTACAGCGTCATCTGCAAGGGCGGCGAAAACCTCGACCCGGTGACGGCGCAGGAGCGGGGGAAAGCCGTGGCGGCGGAATGGAGCCGGGCCATGGAGGACAACAAGAACGGCACGGTGCGGGATTTCGTGGCTGTGGGGGACGTGGAGATCAAGGTCATCGGCGGGGAAGCACCGATTCTGGATTCCGAGACCCCGGTGC